CCGTCGATCGCTGGGCGCCCGCGGCTGCGCTTGGGCTGAGATGATTTTCGCATAGCGTATATTCTACTCGCTCCGCGCTGCCTATCCAGCTCGGGGAAGTGCTGCTCCGGCTTGCAGGCTGGCGCAGGGCTGACGGGCCCGGCCGTAACCGGGTCCGTCTTTTCCTCTGCCGGGCTGATCTCTGTCGGCACCCAGTCACAGTCAACCTGCTGCGCGAACGTGCGCGCCAATACTTCCGCAGCCAGTTTCCCGCCGCCGTAGAACGCGGCGCCGCACGGCCCAAGCTCGGCACGCTTACGCGCGCCGTGCCAAGAATGCCGGACGTGCGCAGCGTAGGCCGCAGCGCTGGCGCGCGGTCCTGCAGGCTCACCGCGCGGCCAAGCGGAGAAACCCTTGCCGGCGAACTCGTCCGTATAGCTGCAGCTTGCGCAGGTGCACATGGTCGCCCCCTATACGCTGCACGCAATGCCGCGCGTGTAGTCGTTGTCCTTGATCGGCTCGGCGCTCACGTACAGCGCGCAGCCGCGCGGGTCGGTCTGGTGGTAGAAGTGCGCGCCGTAGAAGTCGCAAACGGCCTTGATGCGGCGCAGCGCACCGGCTTCCTTGTCGGCAATCCGGCGGCGATACATAGGGCGATTGTGCGGGTAGGTGCAGAAGTACGGAACGTCCGTTACTTCGTCGCGCTCGATCGACCACGACGAATAGTCGTTGCCGTCGCCGCATTCCATCTCGGCCCATCGGTGCAGCGTGATCTGCGCCCTGCGCAGCGTGTTAGCGTGGTCGAACGTGAGATTGAGGCCGCGACCGGACAGCCGCGCCATGAGTTCGTAAGTTTCGCTACGTGCAGACATTTGAAACCTCCTATCAGTTGCCGGCTTGCAGGCCGGAGTGCGTAAGGCGCACTGGACCGCCCGTAGGCGGTGCGCTGCGTCCTACTCCTCCCCAAGTTCGCGCAGGAGGGCGGCGGCGACACGGTGCGCGTCGGTGAATTTCCCCGCCAAGCGGACGGCCTTTACGCTCGCCTTGCCGTCGTCAAGCTGGAAAATGGGAACGTTGTCGCACAGGGCGGTCAACGTGCGCAGCGCCCCCACGAGCAGAGGGTAGGCATTCGCGGCGTGGGTGAGATACTCAGCATCAGCCGCGCGCTTGGCGTTGATGCTCGTGACTGGCAGGCCAGAGCCTGCAGTGTTCTCGGCTGTCGTCTCGACGTGGACTAGCTTGATGTGGCTGCGGCCATCTTCCAGCGTCGTCCACGGCAGCGGCGTTGCGGGCGTGTGCTTGGTGGTCATGGCTCAGTCTCCCGTGTAGAAATACTCGCGCGTGTCGATGTGCTTGAACGCGTGGCCGCGTTCCTCGTCGGTGCCCATGTACATGAAGCGCCCCGCGAAGTTCGGCGCGGTGCGCAGCGTTGACAGCAACCCAAGCTGGATTGCGGCTTCGAATGCTTGTTGCGGCTCTTGGTATTCCATGCGAACTCTCCTATCAGGTTAGCGACCGTTGCAGCGGCCGGCGCTCGGTGAGCGTGATTAAACGATAGCGTATACAACAGACGTTGTCAAGCGATATTCGTTCCCCAACAAATAAAATAAGATGCCGAGTAATAGGCATGGATGGCAGAAAACGTGCCTCATTCCGTGCCGCGTGCCGCTTTGTGCCCCTACAGACCATTAACGGCCCGCGCGTCACGCCTGGGAGTCCAACCTGCTGATGGGGCACGATGCGGCACATGCGGCACAGGATGCGGCACGTGATCCAGCACTAGTGCCGCGTTGTGCCTCATTAGTCGATGCTGAGAAATGCGTCATGGCGAGCTGGCCAGGCGCTCGAATGGGCCTGTCAGCTTGGCATAAGCCAATGAATATGCGCATCTCTGCGTGCTATGAGTGATAGGACGAAGGTCTTAAACGTGCCTGATCAGAGCTGCTGTGCCGCATAGACCATGGGGGGGATGTCTCGCCAGCAGAGCGCTACGGGTCGATGTATAGGCATATATCGACGCAGACCAAATTGTCCTGAAAAAGTAGATGTCGAGTTCTGAGCGAGTTTCTGGCTGGTGATTGACAACTAGTGTTGTTCCACGTGAAACTTCGCGCGCGATGGACTCCGTACTCGCACCGGACCCTGGGCCAATCGCGCGCCTTGCTGCTGTGATCTCGCAGGAGCACACGCCGAGCGTGGTGTTTCAGCGGCTGACGGAAGGCGAGACGCTGCGGCAGATCGCGCGGAGTTGGCAGGTGCCGGTGGGGAGGTTCACGCAATGGTTTTCGACGCAGCACGCCGAGTTATACGACGCTGCGCTGAAAGTGCGAGCAGACACGATAGCGCATGAAGCACTAGCCATATCAGACGAACAGGCGCTCGCACACTCGAAGCAGGGAATTCCATTCGACCCAGATGTTTCGAGGGACAAGTTGCGCGTCGATACACGACTTCGCCTCTCTGGGAAGTGGGACCGGGACCGCTATGGCGATAAGACGGACGTGAGGCACACGGGCTTGGTGCCGACGCTGATAATCGAGATTGCGACGCCGGAGCCTGAGCGGCGCGTGATTGATGTGAGCCCTGCCGTGCCTGATGCGTCAGACGGGCTGATTTGATGGCTAAGGGCGCAGCCGCAGCACCAGCGCCCGCTCAGCGCCTCACGCTGCAGCCGAAACAGGGAATCGCGTTCCAGACCGAGGCTACGGAAGTGCTCTATGGCGGTGCGGCAGGGGGGGGTAAGTCGTACCTGCTGCGGGCGAGCGCGATAAGGTGGTGCGCTGAAGTGCCGGGGATTCAGGTGTACATGTTCCGGCGCACGCTGCCGGATCTGCGCGACAACCACCTGCGCGGGCCTACGAGTTTTCACTCAATGCTCGCGCCGTACATCGAAAACGGTGCCGTGAAGTACCGGGCCGTGGAAAACGAATTCGAGTTCTGGAACGGTGCGGTATTGCACCTGTGCTACTGCGACAGCGAAAACGACGTGGAGAAGTACCGCGGCGCCGAAATCCACGTCCTGATCATCGACGAGCTGACGCATTTCTCCGAATACCAGTACAGGTTCCTGCGCTCGCGCGTTCGTATCGCCGGGCTGAAATTACCGGAGAAGTACGCAGATCGATTGCCTCGCGTCGAGGCCGGGTCGAACCCTGGTTCCATCGGGCACGCATGGGTTAAACGCACGTTCATCAGCCCAAAACCGCCGCTGGAAACGTGGCGCGCACCGCCGGAGGAGGGGGGGATGATCCGGCAGTTCATACCGGCACGCCTCGCCGATAACCCGCACCTGAGCACAGAAGACCCGCAGTATGCCGACCGCCTGCGAGGACTCGGCGCCGATAATCTCGTGCGCGCCATGCTCGAAGGCGACTGGGACATCATCGCCGGGCAGGCTTTCGAGAAGTTGCGCCGCGATACGCACTGCATCGAGCCGTTCGAGCCACCCGAGGACTGGATGTGCTTCGGCAGTTTCGACTGGGGTTCTACGAGGCCCTTCAGTTTCGGGTTATGGACAGTGGCAAATGGCAATGCGCTGCCAGATGGCCGGCTGTACAGGCGGGGGGCGATCATCCGTTTCAACGAAATCTACGGCTGGAACGGTAAGCCGAACGAGGGCATCCGCAAGGAAGCCGACGATGTTGCCGAGATGATCCGCTCGCGCATAGGCATGAGGAAATTGGGATACATCGCCGCCGACCCGTCCATGTGGAAGGTCGATGGCTCGCCCTCCATCGCAGAAAACATGCTGCGCAAGGGCGTAGTGCTGCGCAAGGCAGACAACGCACGCCTAGTGGGCTACGTCCAGGTGCGCCAACGCATCGCTGGCGACGAGGACGGCCCGATGCTCTACGCGACGAAGAACTGCCACGACGGATTCTGGCGAACGATGCCGGACCTAGTGATGGATGAGCGAAAAGTCGAGGACGTGGACACCGATCAGGAAGACCACGCATACGACGACACACGCTACGCCTGTCAGTCGCGTCCGTGGATGTCCGTAGTCAAGGAAAAGAAAGCGCCCGTGGACCGTTGGATGAAACGATTTGAGGCGAGCGGCACGAACGACGAAACCTACAGGACAGTCTGATGGCAACCAAAAAATCCGGCAAGGCAAAACAGTCCTTTGCGCTTCCTCCTGGCTCCAGGCCATCGGAAGTAGAGGACACCGAACACGGGATGCTCGTTCGCTACGTGAACGACGCGGACGATGCTTCGTTGCACACGCGCGAACTGTCGGAGAAATCGCGCAACTACTACGATAGCGTTCAGTGGACGGACGCTGAAGTAGCGAAGCTGAAGCAGCAGAAACAGGCCGCTACGGTCATAAATCGCATCAAGCCGAAGGTTGACGGCCTGATGGGCATGGAGCACGCGAACCGCACGACCGCGAAGGCCCAGCCGCGGACGCCAAAACACACTAAGGGCGCTCAGGCCGCAACGGAAGCCGTGCGCTTCGTCCTGCAGGACAACATGTACGCGCAGCATCGCTCTGACGCCTGGGAGAACATGACGATCGAGGGCACTGGCGGCGTGGAAGTCGTCGTGAAGTCGAAAAAGGGCGAGGACGGATTCAAGATCGTAGTGCGCCAGATCATGTGGGACCGGCTGATCTACGACCCGCACTCCCGGAGAAAGGACTTTTCGGACGCGAAGTACCTCGGGCAAGTCGTCTGGATGGACTACGAAGACGCACTCGCCCTGTACCCAGAGGCCGAGGACGTACTGGAGTCCATGCAGGCTGGCTCGCGCACCTACGACGACAAGCCGCGCTGGATGGACACCGCTCGACGGCGTGTGAAGATCGTCGAGATGTACTACCGCAAGGACAATGGCGACTGGTGGTATTCGTGCTTCACGCTCGGTGGCTACTGCAAGCAGCCTATGAAGTCTCCATACGTCAACGAGGAGGGCGAGTCGGAGCACTGCTATGAATTCGCATCGCTATTCGTGGACAGGGACGGCGGGCGCTACGGAGCAGTGAGGCAGTTGCTGGACGTGCAGGACGATATCAACAAACGCCGCTCGAAGGCTCTGCACGTTATGAGCGTGCGGCAGACGTTCGGCACGAAGGGCTCGGTCGAGGACGTGAACAAGGCGCGGCAGGAGCTGGCGAAGCCCGATGGGCACGTTGAATTCGCATACGGCGAGTTCGGCAAGGATTTCGGCATCCTGCCAACGGGCGACATGGCGCAAGCGCAGTTCAACCTCCTCACCGAAGCGAAGATGGAGATCGATTCAGTCGGGGCGAACGCGGCCACGATGGGAAAAGACAAGACGGTGCAATCGGGCGTTGCGCTCCGGCAGCGCGCGCTTACCGGGCAGACGGAACTCGCTCCGATGTTCGACGCGCTCAAGCACTTGGATCATCGCGTCTACCGGAAAATCTGGAACCGCATCAAGCAGTATTGGCGCCAGGAAATGTGGCTTCGCGTCACCGATGACGAGCAAAACCTGAAGTTCGTCGGGCTGAATCGCAAGATGACCAAGGGCGAGGTTGTGCTGGAGGGCGCGCAGGAGCAGAAACTGCCGCCGGAGGCACTGGCCGCACTGCAGCAGCGCGTGGCGATGGACCCAACGATGAAGGAACCTGCCGAGACTCAAAACGACATCGTGCATCTGGACGTTGACATCATCATGTCGGACGTGCCAGATACCGTAACGCAGGAGGTCGAGGATTTTCAGGCGATGGCCGAGATGGTGAAGTCCGGGTTCCCGCTGCCGCCGAAGGCGGTAATCATGTCTTCGCCGTTGTCGAACAAGGAACAGATCCTGAAGATGATGGACGAAGCTCCGCAGGTGTCGCCTGAGCACCAGAAGCAGATGGAGCAGATGCAGGAGCAGGCGCAGAAACTCGCGGAGGAAAACCAGCAACTGAAGGCCGATCAGTCAACGGAGCAGGCGAAGCTGCAACTCTCTGCGCAGGAGGGTAAGGCGAAACTGGATCAGCGCCAAGCCGAGATTCAGGCCGAGATCGAGCTTCAGCGGGTGAAGCAGGAAGGAGAAATAGCACTAGCCCGAGCGAAAGCAGAAGCGGAGTTCGAGTTGAAGAAATATATCGCCGAGCAGGAAATCGCACTCGCGCAGATGAATTGTGACAACGAAGCGCAAATCAGCCAGAAGAAAATGGGCATGGAAGAACAGCGCATGGGCATGGAACTCGAATCGCGCGCGAAGGCCGAGGAAGCTCCACTGCTGGAAAACGCGATGCCGAAGTTCGTCGATGCTCTCGGGCAAATCACCGAGACGTTCGCGCAGGCACTTGGCGACCAGAACAAGGCACTCACTGCGATGGCACAGGCGATCAGCCAGCCAAAGCGCGTATCGCTGGAAGGCATCAAACGCAACGAGGACGGCATGCTCACAGGCGCATCGGCGACGGTGCAATGAGCGTCAAAACCACCGAGCGCATCAAAGAGGCCATTCGGCGCGCTCATGTTGTAGGCGCACTGTTTTCGCAACCAGAAAGGAAACGCGATGAAGAGTTCTCTGTTTGTCCTGCTTGTGGCAGCCTCGTTGCCAGTATCGGCGGCACCGTTCGTGGTAAGCGATCCACTCGATCCGCGCGCGACTAGCTGCGGGGTGCTGCTCGATGCGGCAGCGAAGGTCACGATCCCCGTGACGACGCAAGGGACGGACAAAATCTGCAAGTACGACATCTCCGGGGTAAGCGTCGGAGCGCACACCATCCGCATGACAACGATTGCCAACGATCCAGTCTGGGGCAGCCAGGAGTCTGTCCCGAGCGCCCCTTTATCGTTCGCAAGGCCGTCGGGAGTAAGCGCACCCGCTGGACTGGAACTTCAACCGTGATCTGCGAGAAAGACGGATCGTGCAGAATGAAGTAGTCGAGCTTGCCGAATGGACCGCCGACGTTGATACGTTTGGAAATGTCGCGCGCAGACGCCTGACGTTTATCGGCAAGCAGGTTTTGCCAGCGCACGAGCACAACTTTGCCCATGCGCATGTTGTTGTTAGAGGGACTATCCGCTGCACGCTGTTCGATAAAGGCAAGGTCGTCAGTGTCTTGGACTATTCAGCCCCATCACTGTTCGAGATTCCTGCGAGACTCGGGCATCAGCTTGAGTCTCTGACCGATGAAGGTGCAGAGGGCTGGTGCCTGTTCGCGGTGAGGGACGAGGACGGCGGCGTGGCCTACGAAGTGACGGATGCGCACCGAAAGGACAAGTTCTGGCACGAAAGGCTCGGCGGTGGCGCGTGACTTAAAGGAAATGTAAATGCGTAAATCTGATCTACGAGACCGTAAAGAATCTGCAGCGCGCTATGATTGGTTGCGTGAGCACGTATGGCGAGTGTTCGGTCTTAGGTATTCGCCGGAAGCGTTCGATGCGCTTATAGACAGGGCGCAAGACGAGTGGTTGCGCGAAGGCCCTGCAATGTATCGCGGGAAACCCGTAGAACCGTCACCAGAAGGCTGGAGCGGTGGCGACAAGGGTTAATCCGAGGGTTGGAGAAGTAGAGCGCGTAGCCAGTCGCACGCGCAACTCCAAAGTCTTCGTAGGTTCCGGAAAGGTGCGCGTTGTTTCCACTGTTCGCCCACTGCATTGGAACGACGCAGGGGTGATGCGCGACATAGATTACTCACCGTCAACGCGGGATGGGGTGAGGTTCGTCACCCGCAGCACGCCCTACACCGTTGAGTGGAACAGCCAGACCCTCACCATTTCGTATGCGAGCAAACTAGGCGGTGAGGTCAGCGTTCGCTTGAAAGCTCTTGACGGTGGCGTGGTTCCGATTCCAAGTCCTGCTGTGGTGCAGGATGATTCCGTTCGGTGTTTCGTTGGGAAAGACCTTGAGCTGCGCGTTCAATTTCGTCCTGAAGGCGTGGAGATTTTCAAGATTTTGCACAACGCCAACGCGCCGAAGGGCTTGACGTGGGAGGTAGTCGAAGGCTTGCTGTCGAACATCCGTCTGGATTTGATGAACACTTCCGGGTTTGACAATCAGTCTCTTCTAGCAGCGAGAACCGGGGAGTTCCGCCGCCGTAGGCGGATTGAGATGGTGCACTCCAGAACGCTGGATGATTTGCTCGTAAATCCAGGCAAGAAGACCTACACGGTCACGGAGACATTCACTGGCAGGACTCGGCTAACTGACCCTGCTACTCGGGCTAGATCGTGGGTCGCGGGGGTTGTGTACCCAGTAGAAATTGACGTGACGATCAACGAAACCATTGTCGCGGACGCTGATGACGGGCACGAATTCGTTTCGCTATGGTACTCCAGTTACGGCGGCGTACATTTTCTGAACCCAAACAATAACCCAGGGTATCGTTTCCAGACAGTAGACGTTCCACAGGGGGTAACTATTGATTCTGCGACGCTGACTTTGGAGGTCACGTCCGCTGGCGCAAGTGGTTCGCTGTTCGGTAATGACGTGGACGATGCCCCGGTATGGGCTGACAGTGCCGGGCCAGTCGAAATGACGGCAACGACAGCCTCGGTCACACTTGATGCGACGACCCTTGGCACGAAAGCACTTGATGTCACTGCAATCGTTCAAGAAATCGTAGATCGCGCTGGATGGGCAGCCAATCAAGACATGGCGTTCGGCGTGCAAGGAACGATCACTGGTTACTCGTATATTGCCGACTCCACAGACGGCACGCCTGCTGATGATCCTGCGCTTGAGATCATCTACACGGCGGGCGGTGCTGGTCTGGCAATCCCGATTGCTGCTTACCACTACAACCATCATCTCGGATCAATGGCTAGTTAAACGATGCTATTTCTCAGACAAGGCGCAACGCACAAGGTACTGATCGGTCCAGTGGTGGCGGTCGGGGACGGTTTTACCCCAGTTACTACGCTTGCGCTTAATACTGCTGACGAAGCCGAAGCCCTGGTACACGACAGCGCGACTGTCGTAGACATCAGCGCCTACACCTTCGCTGCTGTCACCACGGCGGACGGCTACTATGTGCTGACCCTGCAAAGCGGCATCAGCGGCACGGTTGGTCACATGACCGTGCTCATCAACGATGACAGCCTGTGCCTGCCGGTGAAGGCAGAGTTCACGGTGCTTGAGGAAGCTGTCTATGACGCTTTCTACGCTGCCTCTGCTACTGGGGTCCCTGCGGCTGGTGCGCTGGAGGCGACTGCGCAATCCATTCTTACGGATACCGCAGTGATTGGTTCGACTGGACAAGGGCTGACTTCGCTGGCTACGCAGGCCAGCGTTAACACCATTGACGACTTCCTCGACACCGAGATCGCGGCGATAACTGCGGCGGTCATCACGAACGCTGCTGGAGTGGATATCGCCGCCGACATCATCGCAATCAAAGCGGAGACTGCTGCGATCTTGGCCGATACAGACGTGATTGGCGCTGCTGGTGCTGGATTGACGGAAGCTGGCGGTACTGGCGACCAATTCACGGCGATTGTATGGAACGCGAACTGGGACGCCGAGGTTCAGAGCGAAGTAGCTGACGCGCTCGCCGTCTATGATCCGCCGACTCGGGCAGAACTGACCACTGACATCAACAGCGTCCTGAACATCCTTCAGGGCTTGGTGCTTGTGCAGGGAACCATCGGCGCGACAGGCAACGACAGCACGCATCTCCATCTTGACGGCTTGACCTACGGCGACGATGAACTGAACGGCTACTTTATCGTTGTGTTCGACAATTCGACCAGCGAGTATCACGTAACCGACATCACGGATTGGGTGCTCTCGACCGAGCTTGCCACGGTCACGATCCTGCCGTTTACGCCGGAATCCTCAGTAGATACCTACTGGCTGATCCATGCGCAGGCGGGGAGTTCGTCCGCACCTACCGCTGCTGAAGTAGCAGACGCAGTGTGGGACGAAGCGCAAGCCGATCACGCAACCGCTGGGACGTTCGGAGAAGTCGCTACCGAAACAGCGGCGATTCTCGTTGATACGGCGGAAATCGGAGCGGCGGGCGCAGGACTGACAGCTATCAACCTTCCGAATCAAACGATGGACATCACCGGTAACATCACCGGAAATCTCTCCGGCAGCGTCGGGAGCGTGACCGGGGCGGTGGGCAGCGTTACGGGAGACGTTGGCGGGCTGGCCGCAGGGGCAATAGCCGATGTGTGGACAACGGCGCTTACTGAAGCCTACGCCGCAGATGGAGCGGCGTTCACTGGTGCGCAAGCGTTGTTCATGGTGTGGGCGTTCCTTGCCGAGAAAGCCATTGTCACAACGACGCTGACGGCGAATCAGCTAGATGGCGTTACCCCGGCGATGACATTCACGCTGGATGACGGCACGAATCCCACAAGCCTGACGCGCGCCACATGAGCATCAGAGCAATTATCACGGAAGGCTTCGGCGCTTTTGGCACTATACCGGACGTTGTTCTTCAGGGATTCACGGCTGGCGAGGAAGTAGAAGAAGAAATACAGGAGATCATAAAGACTGGCACCGGCGGCATTGATCCTGTCGCTCGCCGCCGTGGCATCTTCAAGCCGACAGGCACGCTGCATCTGCCGAAGAAGTCGAAGCAGACGCGCGTTGACGAGCGCGTTGACGACTCGCGGGAGATTCAGGCAGAAGTCGCCGCAACGCTTGCCCGTGAGTTCGGCGCTGAGAACGCGGCAATCGCGGCGCAGCCCGTGCCAATAGACTCCATGTCGATGCTGGAGATCGACCGCGAGATCGGCGCGCTCCTGAGAAAGAAACTTCGCACAGAGGAGGACGAAGTGATGATGCTCGTGTTGATGGCAGCGGCTGCAGCATGAAGATTGGCTGCTTCTGGCAATTTGTGAACGAAGCCTCTATGGCGCACCTTGAGTTCGCTCGCCTGATGCTGAAATCGGCACGCGCCGTCATGCCGGGCGTCGAAGTATGGCACATGACCGACGGCACCAGTGCAGCGCTTGAGGGCGTCGATGGCGTGCATCGCATCGACTTGCCTGTGCCGATGGCGGTGCGGCGAATGCTGCACAACGCCAACCTCGAAGGCGACTGGCTGTTCATCGACCCAGACATCATCATCCAGAAAGACGTGCGCCATGTGTTCGACGAACCGTTCGACGTGGCGCTCACAGACCGCATCGGCACTATCACATACGAGGCCGAATACGCCAAGGCGATGCCGTACAACCTTGGCGTCTCGTTCTCGCGTTCACCGAAGTTCTGGCTGAGAGTTATTCGACATCTCAACACTCTGCCGCTCAAGTTGCAGCAGTGGGAGGGCGATCAGATGGTGGTGTGCGCGATGCTGCGACAGAAACTAGCGGACGACTTCAGCGTGAAGATCCTGCCCGGCGCGATCTACAACTACCCGCCCAAGTTCGCTGGCGATGGAAAGGATGCCGCGCTGGTGCATTACAAGGGCCCGCGCAAGGCATATCTCATGGAGGCCGCATGAGCATCTACAAGGACGAGCGCGGCGAGATCATCGACGTGTGGGAAGGCGACTTCAAGGCGCTGCAACTGATCTTCTCGAAGAAAGGCACTGTGCGCAGTAACCACTACCACAAGACCGGGGGGCATCTACTGCACGTCCTCAAAGGCAAGATGCGCTACCTTGAGAAGCCCGTCGATGGCGGCGAGATCGAGGACACTATCATCAACGAAGGCGACTCCGTGTTCACGGGCCCGATGCTCATACACACGACCGAGTTCCTTGAGAACACGGTGCTGATCTGCTGCGCTACGGCGAAGCGGTCAGGCTCGGCCTATGACGATGATCTGGTCAGAGTGCCGTCGCTGATATCAGGAGGGAAATCGTGAGCCTAGTCGTAAAGGTGATAGATGACAGTAAGCCTGGGCTAGATAACAAGGACGTGCTGATAGCAGCACTACGCAGGGAGGCGTCCAACGGCGGTGATACGCGCTGCCTGTGTACTGGATGCTTGGCATATTGGGCGCTTCGGCATTTCGTGGACGATCATAAATGACAGTATCAATACTGGAACGCACCACTTGTCGCCTGTGCGATGGCCCTGTGAGGCCGGTCTTCGCTCTATCCGACACTCCTATCGCCAACGCATACGCCAAGGCACCTGACGAGATGGCTACGCGCTATCCGTTGGCGCTGGTGCAGTGCTGGCGCTGCTCGCATGTGCAGCTCAGGCATGTGGTCAGCGGACTGTTCCAAGACTACAAATACTCCACCCCGAAGACAGTTGCGACGTACCTTGCGCCGTTCGTCAAGGAACTGCGCAGGCGCTATCCAAATAAACGCAAGGTGCTGGAGATCGGCAGCAACAATGGAACCTACCTTGAAGTCCTACGCGCGCACGGCTTCGAGGCGA